CTCCTTCACTTCAACGGAGACACCGCAGTCGCGGGCCGCCTCGAGGATACGGTCCACCTTGTCGGCGGGCACCGACGAAGGAGTCTTGGTGAGGGTGAACTCGTCCACTTCGAACTTGTCGACGAAGCCCGGTGCGATGTAGAGCTCTCGAGTGTTGCTGGTGTCCGACGTCTGCGCATCCCCACCTGTCGTCGGGCTCGAGCTGTCGGTGCTGTTGGTGTTGGTGCTGTTGGTGGCCACGGGACTCCCATCGGCATTCGGTGTCGGTTGGTCTTCCTTCGGAGTCGTGCTTTCGTCGACACCGGAGTTTGGATCGGTCGTCGGAGCGGGGCCTGGCTGGTCCGCCGGCGGCAGCGATCCGGAGCTCGAGTTCTCGGTCGGTTCGGCCATGTCAGATCCTCGTTCCAATCTTGGCGATGTAGCCACAGTTGTAATGCGATCGAGATGTGGAGTCCACCCCGGCATTCGCCGGAGGTCCGCCGGCTCGAGTGATGAACAACGTACGGATGCTCGCGGATCCGTCCTTGTTGGGCAGGAGCCGCGGCGAGTCGAACTGGATGGCCCGGTCGATCTGGTTGGCCAGCACCTGAGCGCCTGAACGATCAGAGGTCGCGCCGGCTACCTCGAGATCGATGAGCTGCCGGTCGAACATGCGCTCGGTGTCGTAACCAGGGCCTCCGCCCATGATGAGCCAGACCGTCGGATCAGGAGTGTCGAGCACCTCATCCGGATAAGCCGGGCCCTCCTCGAACACAGGCAGCACAAGCGTTGAGGTACCTGTGATACCGAACATGCTCGCCATGTTGTCAGTGATGTGGCGGACCACCGTGTCGAAGTCGAAGACAGCCATCGGCCGCGGAATGGTCGAGCTCAAGTTCTCGGTCATCAGCGCTCCCTCGGAGCGCCAGTACGGCGGTAGATCTCTGCGCCGTCCGAAAGGACCACCGGGACCGCGCTGGCCGCCAAGCGGCCGGTACGGCGCGGCGTGAGGCGGGCCTGGGCGTCCGCGATGGCGTCAGCCACTGTGCGGGCCTCGTGCTCGAGTCGAGAGCCGTCAGGCGTAGCCACAGCCCCAGCGAGACGGGCCATATTCTCGTCGACGTTGTCGAACAGCGCCAGGCGCGCGAAGTGCGTCACGCCGCCCTGCGGATGATGACGGATTACCGAGCCGGCATCCGGGCCACTAACCCAGTAACCGACGTCCTGAACGCCCGCGTACGGCTGGTTGGTCTCGACCTTCATCACGAGGTCGCCATGACCGACTGCGGCCGCCAGCTCCGCTGTGCGCTCCAGGAACGTCCCGCTCATGCCGACCACCGGCCGTTACTGCGCGCGACGTCCACAGAGCGCACCGAGGCCGCATGGCGCACGGGCTGCGTGACCGAGGCCAGCCAGTTGTCCACGAACGAGACGCCAGTGCGCTGCTTGTCGAGCTGGGTGAAGACATCCACGATCATTGAGGTCGAGGAGTTTCGAGTGGCAGTCTGAACTCGAGTAGGGATGAGGCTGGTCTTGTCGTGGATCATCGTCTTACCGAGCTCGACCGCCAGAACTCCGGCCGAAAGCTGCCCACCGCCGGGAACCGGCACGCCGCGGGTGTAGGTGATGCCCCAGGTGCTGTGGCCCACTGCTCCGAGTGGGTAGCGCATCTCCTGCTCGTCCGGCCAGTAGTCGTCCGTCCGGTTGAGATTGTCACCATTGAGCCAGTAGTCAGTCGGCTCGAGGACCGTCCCGTTGATCTCGACATCGGTCACCACGTCCACTGGACCTGGGAGCTTGAGAGACCACTGCTGACCTGGTCCACATCCACAGTCGGGGCCGCACGAGCCGCACTCGAGGTTGAACCACTGGCCGTTGAACAGGAACGGCATCCACCCTCGACCGTACATCGGGTACGAGGAGATGGGGCCGAGGCCCTGGTAGGTCGACGGCGGGGTGTACACCGTCTTGCGCTGAGGACGCAGCATCATCTCGTAGGTGGAGAAGACACGGTTGCTGAAGTTCCACAGCACGTTGATGGCCATCTGCTCCATGGCCGTCTGGAAATCCGCGTCGTGCTGCCCATTGACGGTGAACACGCTCTGGTCTGCGACCGAGTAGTCCACCGGCCAGGTGCCTGCGACGTAGTTGGCAGTCATAGGCGATCAGCCCGTGACAGCGACAGAGCCGACACCAGTGGGATCGAAGCCGATGAGGTACGTCCGCTCGGCCACCGCGTAGAGGTCATTCTGTCGGGCGTCGATCGTCGGCATGTCGGTGCGGTTGGTGAAGAACACCCCACCACGAAGGCCGAACAGAGCCGGCGTCGCCACCATCCGATCGTCGGCATAGCCCGCGCCGGCGACCACTGGAGTACCGAGGCGCGTGGCAAGCACGCTGCCGGTCGGCATCACAACCTGGGTCTGCATCAGAATCGACGCACGCTTGCGGCTCATGTGGATGCAGCCGAGTGAGCCGTAGGTATTGGCGATGTAGTCCTCGAGCTCCGGCAGGGCGTCGATGGTGGCTGCAGCCGTGAGGGCAGTGGTGCCCGTGGTGAGGTTCGGCTCGTTGCCGGCGTTGCCAGTCCAGAACTGCTCCTCGACCTGCTTCTGCTCGAAGCTGGTGAGCATCTGAAGCGCCTTCGCGTTCGCGGCCGCCTGGTCGTAGGCCACCGGGCTCACCTTGAACCAGCCGACCGCGGAGAACGGCGTGGCCGTGGCCACCCAGTTGCCGCTGTCCATGTCGAAGGTCAGCGGGACTCCGGTCGCCGGCGAGCCATCTGTGGCATCCGGAGCACCCAGTGCGGCGATGTCCGCGGGCTTGAGGTACTCCCAGGTAACCCCGCCGCCCTGCCAGTGATCGTTGTCCTCGGGGGTCTGACCGAAGCTGAGCACGGAGAACAGGCCGAACGGCAGCGGCTTGCGCTGCGCGCCCTGCGCGAGCATTGCTGGTGCGAACAGCGGCATCGGTCAGTCCTCCTGGACTACGGCTGGCGAGTGACGGAGCCGGAGCCACAGAACCTCTGGGCGGGACGGAGGGCCGCCCAGAGGAACTGTGACCTCAGGCTCAGGTCAGGGTGCCGTTCGACGTGATGGCGACGCCGACGGCGGTCTGGCCGGCCGGGGTGATGCCGGTGGTCACGACGCGGCTGTCGGTGCCCACCTTGGCCGCGAACCAGCCCTCCTCGGTGAAGAGCGCGGTGTAGTCGTTGTTCCGCAGCAGCGCGCTGTCGTACAGCGTGTCCATGGTGATGACGTCGCTGACGCCCTTCACCCACTGGCCGGCGCTGTACAGCAGGAACGAGACCGTGGTCGGCCAGGCAGTGAACGACCCGGCCGCGGTGGTCTCGATCGGCTGCCAGTCATAGACGAACTGCGGCGCGATGTGCCGGTCCGAGAACCAGGCCAGGATGCGCGCGTCCGGCACCGAGATCAGGTCGACACCGAGGCGGCGGCTGAGGTCGGACCGGATGGCACCGACGACCCACACCGGGAAAGCGCCCTCGAGCATCGCGTTCGGATCCATGCGGAAGCTCGAGCGGTAGTGCTGCGCCTGCAGCTCGATGGCCGACAGGATCGGCGCCGCTGCGCCCTGCTGCGTCGCGGGCATTGTGACGGCGGTCGAACCCGCCACGATGTCGGCGATGACCTCGCCGTTGACCTTGTGCGCGTGCGCCACGAGCGCCTTGCGGATCACGTCCGCGAGGTACTCCGGGTAGCCGCGCGCGGCCAGCAGGCCGGCCTCGATGATCAGGCCCGAGACACCCAGACGGTGGTCGGTGAAGTTCGGCACCGTCAGGTGGTAGACGGGCTTCGGGCCGACCGCCGGCGTGGCCGGCACCGTGAGGTCGTACTCACCAGAGATGTCCTCGGCCTCGGTGTAGGTGAAGCCGATCTGGGCGTAGATGTTGGCGAACGAGACGCCCGGCGTGATCTGCGCACCGCCGCGGGCGATGCCGATCTCCGGGATGCTCAGGATGCCGGCGGTGGCCGACTCGAGCTGCAGGAACTCGTTGTAGAGCACCTCGCTCGCGGCGTTCCAACCACCGGACGCGAGCAGCGACTTCTTCTCGGTCATCTTCGAGACGGCCGTCGCTCGGGCGATGATCTCCGCGATGTGCGTCCGGTCGTTCGACATGACCGTCAGCTCGGGGTCGACCTTGCGGTTGATCGCGGCGAAGGAGCCGACCTCGCGCAGCTCGCGACCCGCGGCCGAGGCCTGGGCGTAGCTGGTGAGGTTGAAGCCCTTCAGGCGGGTGTCGAGCGCGCGGCCCATGGCGGCGAAGTCCATGCCGGCACCGCGCTGGACGCCGAGGCCGTCGCCAGAAGCGAACACGACGTCCTTGACGCCCTGACGGGCGACCTCGCGCTTGACGTCGGCGGCCTGGCGCGCCTGGCGGCCGGAGCGGGCCGGGATGCGGATCTGCACCGGACGCCGGTCGGACTCGACCGAGAGGGTCTCGCCCTCGGCGGCCACAGCCTCCGCCTCGCCCTCCATCTTGCCGGCCGAGTGCTTGCCGGCCGAGCCGTGCTTCTCGTCGTCGTTCTCGGCGTCGGGGTCCTGGTCGGGCTGCTCGTTCGAGTCGTCGTCGCCGTCCCCGTCGGGGTCGACGTTCACGTCGGTGGCCACGGCCATGGTGCCCTTGACGCGGGCGGCGAGCGCCGCGGCCGCTTCCTGCTGCTCGGCGAAGGCCGCCTCACGGGCGCCCTTCTCGGTGGCGAGCGCCTCGATGGCGTCGGTCAGCGCGCTCAGCACGTCGAGCGAGTCGGTGGCGATGGCCGTGCCGTCGCCGTAGAGCGCGTTGAAGTGCTCGACGGCCTGGCCGGACAGCTCCTCGAGCTCCTCGGCGGACAGCGTGGTCAGGTCGGCCGGCAGCGAGAACTCGACGGAGCTCCCGGCCGTGCCTTCGAAGAACTGGGCGAACGAGACGACGGAACGCCGGTCGGCCCGGCGGATCAGCAACTTGCGAGCGATACCCATGTCGGGCCTCCTGGTGGATTGGGGAACTAACCAACCCGAGGCCCTACTGCCATCCGTTGGTCGCAGCGTACACGACCCAGTACGAACTTCGTCAAGCCAAGCAGCTCAGCAATCGAGCGTGCCGCCTCCAAGACGGACGAGGGCTGCCTGAGCCTCGAGGTAGGAGCCGGTGTAGCTGCGGCTCGGACCGCTCGCGGGGTTCAGGGTGAAGCTCATGGTCTTCCCGGTCAGGGTCGTCCCGCTGCCCTTCGAAGTGCCGCCTTTCGGCTGGCCCGGCTTCGGCTTCCCGCAGTGGCAGGGCTTCGCCATTCTCAGTCCTCCGTCTTGATTTGCGTGTTCGACAACTTGCTTGCCATTGCTCGGATCCGCTCTTCGGCGCCACTGGCGACCAGCGCCCGGCGCTTCAGGCTGTTGGCCTCGTCGTCGCGCGCCTTCTGCGCGAGGCGCTTGAGGTAGCGGATCGTGCCCGCATCGAGTCCGTTCGGGTCTTCCTTGGCGCGCTCAACCTGCTCACGGCTCACCGTGCTCGGCGGCAACATGCCGGCCGCGACCAGCGACACCAGCGCACCCGACGCGACCAGTCCGTGCGGCCGCGGCACCGGGAAGCCGGGCATGTTGACCGCAAGGGCCATGACCAGCTCGAGGTTGTTCGTCTGGTCCGACCAGCGCCAATCGCCGCTGAGCGGGCTGGCCTTCAGCGCACGGATGTCCATCTCGGTGGCGTCCGGCCGAAGCGCACCGGAGATCCACACGCCGAACTGGTCCTCGCCGGCGTGCACGTCCGCGATGGCCAGGCCGGTGTTCTCGTAGTGTGCGATCGCTGCTCGCGAGTTGAAGCTGTCCGCGGCATGGCCGGTCTTCATGGTGATCCGGCCGACCGTGACGTCCGGGCCCTCCTCGGTCTCGACGACCCCGGTGTGGAACCAGTTGTAGCCGTTGCCCGAGCCCGGCACGGTCACGCACTCTCCGGCGCCGTTCGGCTGAGCGGTGTGGCAGGTGCCCCAGGTCGCCAGGTGGCCGAACACGCGGCCTTCCTTGGTGACCGTCAGCGGCGTGGCCATCTTGAACTGCGGGTCGTCGAACCAGGCCTTCGGCGGCTTGATCGGAGCGGCCAGCTTCACCGCGCCCGAGGCCACGAGGGCTGCCCGGTCGCGCTTCTCCACGGCCCAGCTGCCCGGGATAAGATCAGTGCGCTTCAGCGCGCGAGCCCGCTTCTTGATGTGGGCCTTGACCTCGGCCTTGTTCGAGCCAGCCCGGCCGAACGCCTGGATCGCGTTGCGCAGGTCCTGCACCGAGGCGATCGGATAGCTGCCACCCTCGAGGGCATAGCCCTTCTTGACATAAGCCTCGATGGTGGACTTGCTGTACTGGCGAAACTCCGCGGTACCGTCGTCGGCGAAGGCCACGTAGAGCTCGAAGCTCTCCGGGTCGACGTCCTCTGCAGGCGTCTTGAAGTCGGTACTGGCGAGCTTCGTCTGCTCCTCGTCGGACAGCCCGAGGTCCAGCTCGTCGACCTGCTGAGAAGTCAGCTCCTCGGTCGACTGTGCCGAGAGCTCCTCGAGCTGCTCGTTGCTCCACGTTGCGACCGTCGCGGCGAACGCGCCGTCCGACTCGTCGCTCGCGTGGGCCTTGGCCTTCATCGACTCCCAGTGCGCGATCGCGGCGCAGGCCTTCGCCCGGCTGCCGGCATTCTCGCTCTGATGGCCCGGCCAGTTCAAGTCTCCAGTGGCGCAGGCCTTCTTGCACACGTTCACGGCCACCGCGATGGCATGGCCGGTCTCCATGCCCTTGGCCTCGAGGTGGTTCTTGATGGACTTGATGTACGGCGGCAAGCCACCCGCCTTCGCCACCCAGTTGTTCTTGCCCCAGCCACCGTGCTGCTTGAACTCGCCGCCCTCGGAGTCGTTCTCGAGGATGCCGTGCTCCTTCTCGAGCTCGTCGCGGTCCTTCTCGATCTTCTTCTCGAGGTCCTTCTGATCAAGCACCTCGGACGCGGCCGCAGACCCGCCGGCCAGTTGGGTCGAGCCATTGGCGCCGAACGCAATGCTCCCGCCGCCCGGCACCGTGGTCACGAACAGCGCGGGCACGCGCACGTGCAGCTCGCCGGCGTCGAACACCCGAGGAGCGGCACTGGCCAGCTCCTTCATCTGCTCGGCCTCGCCGTCGTCCACGTCTCCCGCGGGCTCTTCGACGACGCCCTCGGCCTCGTGCCAGTTGACGTCGCTCCAGCCCGGGCACTCGCAGTTCTCGATGTTGCAGGCGCCGATCGCGCTCTTCGAGTCATGGTGTCCGCCGGGATGCGGGCAGCTGTCGCACGGAGTCTGGGTGTCGTCGTCGATGCCTCCGCTGCCGGACAGCGTGGGCGGCCAGCAGAGGTGACCCCCATGGCTGGCGATGATGGCCGGCGCCTCCTGTCGCGGGTCCGCGGAGTCGTTCATGAAGACCACCGAGGACAGCAGGCTCATCGGCACGCCGTCGGGCACGATCTCGAGAGGCAGCGTCGCGCCGTTCGGATTGTCTTCGTCACCTCCGCCAACACCGTTCGGGTAGACCTGCTGGTAGTGGTCCTGGCAGTACAGATCCGGGCCGTCGTTCTGCTCGTCGTCGTCGAGCACTACAGCGATGACCGGCGTCTGGTCGCACTCGTTGTTGGTGCAGGTGGCCAAGGCCTCCGGGACCTTGTAGCTGCTCTGGGTCGAGGCCGCGTTGGAGTCGGTGTTGTCGAGACCCAGCTCTTCGGCCGCGGTGTCGATGACTGCGGCAGCCTGAGCCAGCGCTCCGGTCTCCTCGTCCTCGTTGTCCGGGTCGAACTCGTCACCAACGGAGTCGCTGGTGGACTCGTTGTCCGGGGAAGTGCTAGCCCCTCCGCCGACACTGAAAGCCTCGATCTCGTCGGGCAGCATGCTCCAGGCATCCACGAGGTTGATGTGCGCCTCTTCGAACGCCGGCAGTGCCACGAGAGTCACCGCGCGCACACGGGCACCGGTGATGCTCATGACCTCGGCGTCCTCGCCGCCGGTCTGGCCGAACTCCTCGCTGGTGGTGACGTCGAAGGCGATGTTGTCGAGGTCCAGGCTCACGCCGTTGGTCAGCTTCTCCTTGACCTGACGAGCGGCCTCGGCACCCTTCTCCGCGTCGGTGTCGAAGGTGCCGAAGCCCCAGATCTCCTGACGGTCGTCCTTGCCCGGCCGACGTGCGAGGAAGTTGATGTGGCCGACCACCTCGGCGCCGGTATGCTTGCCCTCGTCGCTCGCGGCCCAGCGGATGGGCTTCGGGAAGTTGTCCGTCCAGCTCAGGACGCCGGGCTCGATAATGCGACGGTCGCCGGTGAAGGCTCCCTCGACTCCGAGGCACCCTTCCCACTTCTGCTTCGCCACGAGGGCCTCCTCAGTCAGCCGCTACGACGACACATCGGCAGGAGATCCACTCCTCGATGGGCCCGGTCTTCGCGCCAGGGTACGGCAAGAGCGCGTTACCGACCACAAACACCGTGCCTGTGTCAACCACCTGACCGTCCGCAGCGGCGTGCGTCGGCCTAACTCGATCATCATGCCGGGTCACCCAGCGCATCCGCCGGATCCCGCGCGCCTGGAAGTACGCCTCGGCCAGCAGCCCGTGGTAGCCGGTGTACGCCGTCCGGACGTCTCGCTTCACTCGGTTGCGCCAGCTCATGCCGAGCTTCGAGGAGCGCTCGAGCAACTTCGACCGCCAGCTCGAGAGGCGCTTGCCTGCCGCTACGAGCGTCGGAGTCGAGAGGCCCAGCGCCTCATCCAGCGCATCGGAGAGGTCCTGCTGGTCGACGGCGTGGAGACTTCCAGCGTAGAGACCCAGAACTGACTGGACCGAATCGAAGGCCTCGTCGCCGAAGGTATCAGCCTGCAGTCCCTCGAGGAGTGCTCGGCCGGGAGAGCTGCCCGGGTCGACGCCAAACTCACTGACCGCGCGTACGACAGCATCGTGGTAGGTCTCTCGTGAGTAGGCCGGCGTCAGGCTGTGGGCCAGCGCCTGCGACTTGATGCCGCGCAGTGCCTGGGTCGCAGCTCGATCCACCAGGCGGAGGAGCTTGGCCTCCTCGCGCGCCTGAGCACTGAACGCTGTGCCAGGATCATGAAAACGGGCCTCGGTCGCAGCCCCCTTACTGGACCGAGGACCCGTCATGTCCGCAGGCTACTACGACGTGGGAACGCTGTCGCCCTTGGAACCGTCGCTCGTCTGCACCGTGCCCGCCGGGTTGGAGGTCGGCGGCACGATCTGTGCCGGCTCGTCCGCCGTCGGCTGGTTCGTGGTGGTGTCGGCCTGGCCCGAGGTGGTCTCGAGGTTGTCGACGTGCGAGGTGGGCACCGCGGTGTTCGCCGGCGCCGAGCGCACGACGTTCGAGCGCAGCTCCTCGTTGCTCGCGCGCTGCGCGCCGATCATGGCACACGTGGGCTCGTGCGTCACCGACTGGAAGAGCTCGGCCACGTGCTCGGCCTCGGCGTTGCCGGTGCCATCGACCTTGGGCTCGTACGCAAGCACCTCGTCACTCGAGCCTGGGGCCGCCTGCTGCGTGGTCCCGGCCGCCGGGTTATCAAGCGTCCCGGCATTCTCGACGGGCTCGGCCGCGGGCTCGACCTTCGAGGCATCCGCGACCGGGGTGCCGGTGGGCGAGACGGCGTCCGCCGGCGGGTT